AAAAAAGGGGACAAGTAACCTATGAAAGTCGAAATCGTAAAATTAAAAGAAGTAGAAGTTGTAAATGTAGATGGGTACTTTAAGGCAATTGAAAAAAATCCTCAAACAGTTCCTTGCTTTATTACGAATGCTGCAATGCAACGAGGACAAAGTTTAGGTTTAATCGAACAATCACTTATGCAAAGTTTATTTAAAATGAATAATTTAGCAAACGTGAATCCAAACGAAATCGATAGCGATGCATTACAGGGTTTCAATGAAATTGAGATGCAAAAAATTATTTATTTAGGATGCCTTGGGGCGAATAAACAATTTCCATATAACTTTGAAGAATTCATTGAAATATTCCATTATTCTTTTGAAGAAACAATGGAGCTGTATTCTAAGTTAATTTCAAATATAACAAATGGAAAGAAAAATAATTTTGCTAAAGGTTTAGCGGGTAGTGCAAAGTCTGGCGGAAAAAAGAAATAAAGCCACCGAAAATAAACATTGAATGCGTAGAGGACAAATATGTTCTCTACGTTTTAATTTATGGGATTGATCCAGAAGTTTTTTGGCATTTTCCCGTCGCATCGGTGGAGCGAATAGCAGAAGGGAAGCTTGCCTTTGATAGTTGGAAAGCTAATCCACGCTAAGAAAAGGCAGGTGAAAATATGGCGAATGGACCAGAGTCAAGAATAACGTTTAAGGTTTTTAATCAAGAATTTAATAAAGCAATGGGCGAAATGAAGAATGAAAGTTCTAAGTTACGCCAAGAGTTCACATTGCAACAAGAACAACTTAAATTAAGTGGGACAGAAACCGAAAAATTAAATGCTAAGTTAGGATACTTACAACAGCAACAGCAATTAGCTGCACAAAAGGTTGCAGCTACAGAACAGCAATTAAGTAAAGCTAAAGAAATGTATGGTGAAAATTCTACTGAAGTTGAAAAATTATCTCGTCAGCTAGGAAACGCTCAAATTGCTGAACAAAAATTTTCGAATCAGATCAAAGAAACCGAATCAGCTTTACAAAGATTAGAGCAACAAAACAGTAGTACAGCACAAGCCATAAATAAACTAGGAACAGAAGAAACAGAGCTTGTAAATAAATCAGCGAAATTACGTGCAGAGTATGATTTGCAACGCGCATCATTAGGCAATAACGCTACAGAATCAGAAAAGTTAGGTGCAAAGCTTCAGTACCTAAGTCAAGCGCAACAAAACGCCGCACAACAAACGAAAAACTGTGAACAACAGTTAGCGGCAGCTAAATCACAGTATGGTGAAAATTCCGCTGAAGTTAATAAACTAGAAACGAAGTTATTACAGTTAAATACAGCAGAGCAACAACTGAAAAACCAAATTGAAACCACAAATCGAAGTCTGAAAGAACAAGAAGATGAAGCAAAAAGAGTAGCAAGTTCAACCAAGCAATTAGAAACTCTTTTTGAAGCAACTGGAACTAGTGTAGATCATTTTGCGAATGCATTAGGTGGTCATTTAACGTCAGCGATTAAGCAAGGAACAGCCTCATCTTCTCAATTAGATGAGGCTATTAAACGTATTGGACGGGAAGCATTAGGAGCAGAAACGGATATAGAGAAATTACAAAGGGCTCTCCGGTCTGTAGATGATGGTAATTCAATACGGCAAGTGCAAAATGAATTAAGAAACCTGCAGCAAGAAGCCGAAAGAACAGAGAAGAAGTTTGAAGGGCTAAAAGTAGGACTTGAAAATGTTATCGGTGGTATGGCAGCAGGTGGCGGAATTGCAGCCGCTATTGAAAAATCGATGGATATGTCAAAGCTACAAACCAAAATTGACATAAGTTTCAATGTCCCGGAATCCTCTAAAAAATCTGTAGAGGAAGCTGTAAGGGGCATTTCAGCATATGGATTAGATGCTGAAGAAGCTCTTGAAGGTGTAAGGAGACAATGGGCATTAAATAAAGATGTTAGTGATGAAGCAAATGCTTCTTTTGTAAAAAGCGCAGCTGTTATTTCTCAATCATATGCAGGTATTGATTTCACGGAATTAATTCAAGAGGTAAATGAAGTAGGTAGCGAATTAGGTCTTACACAGGAAGGCGCTCTTGGATTAACAAATGCCTTGCTTAATATGGGTTTCCCACCAGAACAATTAGATATCATTGCTGAATACGGCGGGCAGCTTACGCGAGCTGGCTACAATGCTGAAGAAGTACAAGCGATTATGGCAGCTGGGGTTGAAACAGGCACCTGGAATTAGATTATAGTTCCCTTGTATGGCGACATACAATGAAAAACTCCTTTAATTCAGTGAAACTCTCAAATGAGACAATACTGAGCGAAGCCTTTTTATTAAGGAACGTGCAACGACTAGTCGAAAGACGTAGGGTGTAAGCAAATGACACTCGAAACGGGGAGCAACTCAAGTAGTTGAAGATATAGTCTAATCTATGCGGTGACGTATAGCAGTTCATAAGAGAACGGGCGTGACGTTGCGAATCACGTTGAATATAAATGATTGATAATCTCTTAGATGGTCTGAAAGAAGGTCGTATTAAAGCGGCTGAATTCGGTCAAGGTGTCGATAAAGCTATGACAGAAGCTCTTGAAGGTACAAAAATTTCAGCAGAACAGGTTCAAAAATGGGGAGTAGCTGTAGCAAACGGTGGTAAAGCAGGTTCAGTAGCAATGACTGAAATTGCAAAGGCTTTATCAGAGGTTGACGATGAAACCAAACGGAATGAATTAGGTGTTAAGTTTTTCGGAACAATGTATGAAGATCAAGGGCAAAACATTATTAATACTTTGCTAGGCGCGAAAGATAAAACTATTGATTTCGGAAAGCAGCAGGAACAATTGAATGATTCCATTAAGAAAATGGATGCGAACCCAGCAGTTAAGTTCCAAAAGGCAATGCAAGACTTGCAAACGGCTCTCAAACCTGTTCTTGGGGTTATAGCTGATGTTGTTGCTAAAATCGCAGATTGGATTTCTAACAACCCTAAATTAGCGGCTACATTAGCAGCTGTAGCAGTAGCTATTGGTGTGATTTCAGGAGCATTTATGGCGTTAGCACCAATAGTTGTCGTTATATCGGGGATAGGGGCTGCCATGATGGGATGGATAGCTCTATTTGCCGTCATTGTAGCCGCGGTAGTCGCTTTAGGTATTACGATATATGAAAATTTTGATTCCATAAAAAAATGGACGATCGATATTTTTAATTCTATAGGCGAATATCTATCGCAAATGTGGAGCGGAATAGTTGAAACGGCATCAACTTGGTTATCTATTCTTGTAGAATCAGTGTCTGGCTGGTGGTCATCTTTAGTAGAATCAACGAAAATATGGTTCTCTTCCTTGGTTGAAACGGCATCGACTTATTGGGCATCTTTAGTAGAGACGGCTTCCTCATGGTTATCTTCTTTAGTTGAAACAGTAGTAGGGTGGCTCTCTTCTTTGGTTGAAACGGCGTCAACTTGGTGGTCGAACTTAGTTGGAACGGCATCTCAATTCTTTATGCAATTGTTCCAAAAATGGCAAGAAACATGGAATTCTATAGTTACATTCTTAGATCCTATTATTTCGTTTATTTCTACGATTCTTGAGGCAGGGTGGTTATTAATACAAGCGGGAGCACAAATTGCTTGGATGTTAATATCTCAATATATTATCCAACCAATTCAAGACGCTTATAATTCGGTACGTGCAAAAATTGGAGAATTGGTTACATGGCTTGGTACGCAGTGGGAAATTGCCAAGGCTATGGCGCAAGTTGCTTGGGGATTATTCAAGCAATATATTATTCAACCAGTCCTGGAAACTTGGGCTTTAGTGAAGCGGAAATTTAGTGATTTAGTTTCTTGGCTTGGTTCACAGTGGGAATTAGCGAAATCTTACACACTAGCAGGGTGGAAATTGATAAAACAGTATGTAATTCAACCAGTCCAAGAATTGTGGAGCTGGACGAAACAAAAGATTTCGGATTTAGCCAACTGGATATTAGGGAATTGGGAATCTATAAAATCTTATACACTTGCAGCGTGGCAGTTAGTTTATAAATATATAATCAATCCAGTTATTTCAGCCTACAATTCAACGAGGGAAAAATTTGATAGTTTAGCTAATGCAGCAAGAATAAAATTTGATTCTGTGAAAAATGCGGCTCTCGAAAAGTTTGAAGCAGCAAAGAACTATATTGTTGATCCAATTAGGGAAGCGGTTAATAAGGTGGGCGGTTTTATTGATAAAATCAAAGGATTCTTTAGTAATTTAAAACTGAGAATTCCTAGTCCTACAATGCCGAAATTACCACACTTTAGCTTGCAAACTAGCATAATGACATTTATGGGAAAAGCTTTTACTATTCCAGCGGGTATTAACGTAGACTGGTATGCAAAAGGTGGCATCTTCACTAAGCCCACAATTTTCGGGATGAACGGTGGAAATTTACAAGGTGCTGGCGAAGCCGGACCGGAAGCGGTGTTACCTTTGAATAAAAAAACACTCGGATCAATTGGTGAAGGAATTGCGGCTACAATGCAGAATTTGCCTTCGAATAATCAATTGTTTGGGGTTGTAGAAACCATGAAGCAAAGTGTAGCTAATACAATCCAAAATGTAGCTTCTCAATTATCCAAAATTAACGCTGATGATGGATCAAACGCATTAGGAGAAGCACTTTTACAAAGTGTACCTAATATGGCTGTAACAACTTCTGGTGGTGCTAATCAGCAAACAATTGAAGTTAATTTTTATAATACTGTACGAAATGATAAAGATATTGACCGCATGTTTGAAAAAGCCGATGATTGGTTTACGCAAAAAGGACGTAACTTAAATATTGGAATAGGGAGGAATTGATTTGCTAGATATGGGAATTGATAAGGAATTAGCGAGTGACTATAAAATATGCATGGTAGATCGTCCCGCTATTCCAACAGCAAAACAAAAAATAGAATATATAGAAGTACCAGGTAGACATGGTGCATTAACAAAAAAAGGGGCGTTCGAGGACGTCCCTTTAAAAATTAAGTTTAACTTATTGGAAGAAGAAAATATAAAACCTTTAATCCGACGCATCAAGGCATGGCTCATGAATGGCAAAACACTATATTTCACTGATGATAATGTGTATCGAAAAATTAAATCTGTAGAAATTGGTGATATCGCAAATGAGATTGAAGAGTATGGAGAGTTTCAAGTTGAATTTACTCTTGACCCTTTTGAATACACTGAAGATATAAGTTTAAAACTAGATAAGCCTGGTGTTATTTATAATCCTGGAACGTTCGAATCAGAACCAAAACTATGGATTGTTGGTGTTGGAAATTTAAGAGTAACAATTAATGATATTTCTTTTAGAATAAAGAATGTTATAGGTTCTGTAGTAGTAGATTCTGAGATATTAGAAGCATATTTAGATACCGTATCATTAAATAATGTGATGGAAGGGGAATTTCCAATACTAAAAGTAGGACCTAATAACATACAGTGGTCAGAAAATGTTGAATATATACAAATAAAACCACGGTGGAGATATTTATGATTACGCTATACAAAGCAGATGAGACTAATTTTACTAACAATGGAATTGGTATTTTAGATAAACATATTTATAACGCAACTGTTGAGGAAGAACTCAACGGTTTATTTGCATTTACATTTAGTTATCCTTTATTTGCACCACATGGAATCAAAATTGATGGTATGAGTATTATTAAAGTCCCTACACCAGATGGTGAACAATTATTCCGTGTAGTTAATCCACGACCAAATATGGGCGAATTAACGGTACAATGTTATCACATTTTTTATGATTTAACAGAAAATCTGATTGAAGATATATTTATACAATCAACAAATGGAAACGGAGCAATGAACCGTTTATCTACAGGGTGTCAATACAAACATCCTTTTGTTTTTTACTCTGACATTACAACAACAGCAAGTGCGCGTATCGTAAGGAAAAACCCGGTCGAAGCTCTTTTAGATAAGGGGCAAGATAATTCATTTATAAATCGTTGGGGCGGCGAGTTACAGAGAGATAACTTTGATGTGAAAATGTTGAGAAATCGTGGCATGAATCGTGGTGTTGTGATTGAACATAAGAAAAATTTACTTGGCTATGAAGGGAGTGTTGATTGGAAAAGTCCTATCACTAAAATTATGCCTCAAGGATTTGATGGTCTACTTCTTCCAGAAAAATATGTAGATAGTCCAAATATTATTAAATACCCTCACCCTAAAATAAGAGTGATGGAATTTAAACATATTAAAGCAGCAATTGGTGAATATGCAGATGATAAAGATGCTGTTCCTTTAGAGGAAGCGTATAGATTATTACGTCGAGCCGCCGAGGACATGTACACGATTCAAAAGGTTGATCTTCCAAAAGCTACATATAAAGTTGAATTCCAAGAACTTTCTCAAACAGAGGAGTATAAAGATTATGCTGTTTTACAGCAGGTATATTTAGGTGATACCGTCACTGTTAAACATAAAGAAGATAATCTTGATATTCAAGCGAAAGCTATTTCTTATAAATATGATCCAATAAAAAAAGAATATATAGAAATAACTTTAGGTAATTTTAAAGAGTCTTTTACAAATGTGGTTGGCAAATTAGATCAAATTCAAAATGAAATTTTAGAAATGCCCAGCTCTATATTAGAAGCCGCAAAGGAAAACGCAACAAACCTTATTAACTCTGGGTTTGGTGGGCATGTTCGTGTTTATCCTGATCGTATTTTAATTATGGATACCAAGGATGAAATGACTGCTAAAAAGGTTTGGCAATGGAATATCAATGGATTGGGGTATTCTTCTAGAGGAATAAATGGACCCTATGGAACAGCTATTACAAATGATGGACGAATTGTTGCGGATTTTATTACCGCTGGAACACTTACTGGTGATTTAGTACGTGGCGGTGAGGTAACTGGTTCAACCTTACGCACAAACGACGGTTGGAACTATGTTCACATTCAAAAGCAATTCATCCGTTTAATGGAGTCGGATTTATGCAGAGTTTTTCTTGGATACTATAATGATCGCACAGGTCAAATTCAACCAACAGTTGTATTGGGAGGGGATTCTAGTTTTCAAGACGGTTCTGTTGTCTTAAGTAAACAGCCAACGCAAGGATTCTTAGGAATAATAAATGGAAAAGATTCTTATGGAGACCCTTATTTCGTAAGTTCAGTTGCTTTCAAAAGATCAGGTGATTTGAATCTTAGTGCCGGAATGAATGGTAATGTAACTGTTAAATCTGGTAAAGGTATAGGTCATTATGCGCAAGGTGGCTCGTTTTGGGCAGAGGCAACGGGCGGGATAACATTAAACGGCGGGGCTAAAACCGTATGGTTGGAAAGTCAGTCTTCTATTGTTTGCAGCTTAAACGGAAAAAATATGCTTGATGTAGTGGATAACAATGGAGAAACGGATTTACGATTTCAAACATTATTACTTAGAAATGGAGCAGTACCTGGTTATGCAGGTAAATTACAGGTTAAATCTGGTTCGGGTACTTCGTATGCACCTGTAATGGCGAGTAATTTTGAAACATCATCACAACGTAAGTATAAAACGAACATTAAAGATGTACAGATTAATGCTTTAGAAAAAATTATGGGATTAAATATTCAACAATATAATTTGAAAACAGAAATGGAACAATTGTATGAAATGCGGATGAATCGTCAAGAAGACGATTCGACTATATTTACTACAAATGATATTCCAATTCGATATGGTTGGATTGCAGATGATGAAAATACTCCTGAGTGTTTCGTTACAAAAGAAAGAAATGCAGCTGAAATATATTCTTCTTTATCTCTTCAAATTAGAGCGTTTCAAGAAGAAAAAATTGCAAAGGATGCTGAAATCAATGCATTAAAAGAAGCAAACAAACAGATGAATCGTAGAATTGAGGTTTTAGAAAAAATGTTAGTTCAAAAATTATAAATGAGAAATCAGAGCAGCATTCATAAGCTGGTCTTTTTTATTTTGATTAAAAGGAGTGTAATCAATGAACAATCAGTCATACGAAATTACTGTAGATACACGGAAATCTATTAGTCATTCTAATATAGAATTTTCCCAAAACAATCTAAATATTTCAGAACTTATTTTTAATATTACTGAAGATGGAACAAACTTCACTTTAAATGACACGGATAAGATCATTGTATATTTTGAGAAACCAGATAAAACAGTCGTATTTCAAGATAAAGAAGTTGAGTTGTTAGATAAAGAAAAAGGGAAAATTAAAGTTTTATTAACATCACAGACTCTTGTGAAAGCTGGTGATGTTAAAGGTCAAATTTCTATTGAACGCATAGAAGATGGAACAAGAAAACGTGTGAATACTTATGATTTTAGTTTTAAAGTACGTTCTTCAATTGCATCAAATGACTCAATTGAATCTACAAATGAGTTTCAAATATTTGATAAAATCATGGTTGCGGGAGAGAAATTTAAAGATTTTGAGGATGAGGATTTTGATGAACTCATTGCAGCTGGGGAACTAGCAAAGGGAGCATTACCAAAGTCAGGCGGTACTATGACGGGTAACCTGTTAATGAATAACCCTTCTGGTGCTATCTCACATAGATATAGCGCAGGTGCAACGCCTGTACAAGTTGGGTGGGAAGCACTAACGGACGGGCAATTCCGTATGTATGACTGGAAGAATAATAGAAACGTTCTTAGTTACGACCCTGTTACTGATGTTCTTAATATCAATAGAGGTACAAACGTAGTTAAAAGTGCCGGTGATACGATGACGGGAGACCTTAGAATTGAAAGAGGAACGAGTGAGAGGGCTTTCCATTTCTATAAGAACGGTGCTACAACTACCAAACTTTTAGATAATGATAATACAACAGCCCTTTACTCAGTAGATAACGCCGAAACCGTATGGCGGTATAACAAGGGCAATAAAACTTTCGAGGTAATGTCATCAAATACTAACCTTGTCAAGAAAACAGGGGACACAATAACAGGAGTATTAACGCTAAGTGGAGTAGCATCACAGCTAAGACTTGATGATAAAGCACCATCAATCCGTATAGACCAACCTAGTGATACAACAACTACTAGTGCACGAGGCTTTACCGTTAATGAGAATAATGTAATAAAAGGCGGCGTAGGTCGTATACGTAACGGTACTTCAACAGACCAAATGTATATCGGATGGGGAGAAAACCCGTGGAGCGAGAACACTAGTTTAACAGTTAGCGATACTAAGTTATTATACAAAAATAAACCTGTAGCAATGCGAGATAAGGACGGACAGACTACACTGACGTTAACAGCCGAAGCGACTAACGTTAATTCAGGGTATATGCCTTTAGTTGAAAGAAGAGGTAATACCGTAACGATGCGTATGGAAATATCTAGAAATGCGAACTCAACTAGTCCAGTAGTATGCAACTTACCTGCTGATTTAAGACCTCCTATCACCTTGAGTGAATATTTTGTAGCTAATGACGGGACTGCTGTAGGTGTCAATGTAATATGGGATGGAAAAGTAGAAGTGTATACGACTGGCAAACCAGTTAAAATTGTATTTACTTACGTAGTTAACTAAGGAGGAGAATATATGGCTAAATATTACGGCTATTGTTATGACAATGAAGGCAAGTTCACGGAGCAGATCCCTTTAGAGGAACGCCCGATTTACGAAAAACAAACTACTTACCGTGAAGAACTAAAAGAAGTTGTCACAGAAGAAAAGTTATGTGAGTTACACCAATCTATCGAGGATGGTACTTTCGAACCTGTAGAGGGTGAAGCAGAACCGATTCCGAAGTACGATTGTCCGAATTGCGTAATGCACAAGGTAGATTATGAACCTGTCAAAGTGCCATACGAAGAAAATGTTATTGTAGGTTACGAGCCAGATATCCCACCAAATTGCACTTTAGAGATTTGCCCAGATTTAATTTATGCCCCAATATTCAAGGATGGTAAATGGGTTAAAACGGCTGAACCAAAGCCAGAAGAACCAAAACCAGAAGAACCATCGGAGTTAGAAAAACTAAAAAAGCAGATGGAACTAACTCAGCAAGCGCTGGATGAACTATTATTCGGAGGTAAGTAAGATGGCAAATTATTTGGGGCAAAGGATTATCGATGAAGCATACACTTACGATTATGTTATTTCAAAGCGTCCAGACTTAAAAAGTGGTATCGACTTATACCTAATTAAAAATCAAAGAGTAGATTTAATTACAGGCGCGCAATAGTGGGCTTTTTTATTTTGAACAAAATACGGCTTTGAGTAAAAATTCAATTCATAGATCAGGAGGAGCGACTTCGCTTCTCTTTTTATTTTGAGGAGATGATCAGTGTGAAACGAATAGTAGACCAAGAAATTTATGAAAAGTATGTTAGCCAAGAAAACAAAAACCTAGTCAAAGATTTTCTAATCGAAAAGAAAGCACAAGGGAAAGCGGCAAGCACTTTACAGCAATATCATTGGGATTTACGAATTATTTTGTTTCTATTACATCAACACTTCGAAAATAAAAATCTAATTGAATTAACACGTAAGGATATTCGAAACTTATCTATTATTTTTCAAGAGTTGGGAATGTCTAATGCACGTGTAAATGGACTGATGAGTGCATTAAGGTCCGCGTTAGAGTTTTGTGCAGATGATGACGACTATGATTATGAATTTAATGTAGGTTCACGGGTTAGAGGATTACCTAAGAATCCAGTCAGAGAAATCACTTTTATAACTGAAGAACAAATTGAGTGGTTAATCGATGAACTACTTGAACAAGAGAAATATATGCTAGCAACCTATTTAGCGCTTTCTTACTACAGTGCAGCAAGGAAGAATGAAGTTTACCAAGTTCAAAAAGAAGAACTAACAGAACGTTATTTTACGAATGTAGTACGTGGTAAGCGAGGTAAGAAATTCAGATTGTATTATAATCCCCGAGTACAGAAATGTATTCGTTTATATATAGAACAGCGCGGTAAAGATGTTATTCCGGATTTGTTCGTACGAGTTTATAAGAATGGTGAACGAAAACTTTTAAATAAGAGCGTATTTAATTACTGGTGCAAGATATTTTCTAAGATGTTATACGAAAAAGAAGGTAAGGAATATAAAATGAATCCTCACTGTTTTCGTCATAGCAGATTAGATAATTTAAAAGTTCAAGGTGTACCACTCGAAAAATTAAAATCACTTGCAAATCATTCGGATATTTCGACAACACAATCCTATTTAAAAGATAGGAGTGAGGAAGATATTGCAGATATTTTCGGAATGGATCCAAGTTGCTTTGCAGCTTAAAAGGAGGCTTAATAAATGCCAGAACAAAAACATGATGACTTTAAGGAATTATTAGTTGGATTAACAAGGGTGGAAACAAAGTTAGATACGCTTGGCAACGTTAAGGATGTTGCAATTGAAGCGCAGCAGTCAGCGAAAAGCGCTCATTTAAGGATTGATCGATTAGATAAATTTGTATTTTGGATTGGTACTACAGTAGTTGGAGCTATTATCACGGGTGGGATAATGGCTCTTTTTAAATTCGCAGGGAAGTGATCGTATATACGGTCACTTTTTTTATTGAAAGGAGGTGAGGTTATGAAAAACTTTGATGCAGCTTCAATTAGTCGTTATGTCGTATTAGTAATCGCTGTGATTAACAGTGTTTTGAATCTTATTGGGTACCAAACGATTGATGACAAAATTACAAATGATTTAGTGGCAGTAATTACAGGAGCTTTCACTCTATATATGGCATGGAAGAATAACTATTTAAGCAATAAAGGATTACAACAAAAAGATGTATTACAAAAAAATAACTTACACTAAAAGGAGATGTTGAATAATGGGTTGTTTCGCAGGATCAGGTGGTCACAATAGTATCGTACAAGGTGCAAATAGCGCTTATGGGAAAGAACATGTGGAGGATAGAAGGTTTCTTGACGCAGTTGCTAAATATGTACAAGCAGCTGGATGGAAGTATGTGAATTGTTCTGACGAAGTAGGAACGACAAAATACGATGTTTGGAATAATGCAGCCAATAACCATTTACGTGTAGTGGATAGTGATGTAGATTTACAGTTTCATTTAAATGCCACTCCAGGCGGTACAGGTTGTGAAGTGTGGTTACATCCTTCATACGGAAATAGAGAATTGGCGGCAAAGATTTCAAAGGCAATGGCTGATGCATTTGGATTGAGAGATCGAGGGATTAAATTTTCTACGGATTTAGGATGGATTAATAAAACTAAGACTGGATTACTCCCTGAAATTTGCTTTATCGATAATGAAACAGATATGCAAAAATACCGTGCTAACTTTGATAAGGCAGCTAAAGCGGTAGCTGAGGTTATTGTTGGCAAATCAATTCAAGCAAACCCAAATGATGGAGGAGTGGAGATTATCGTGAATAAATTTAGTAAAGTTGTTACGTATGAATTTGGTACAGCGTTAGTACCTGAGATGTTAGGAATGATGGATGCTCTTGGATATAAATCTAATATTGTTTCTTATGGAGACAAACAAGGGTTAGTTCGTTTTGAAACAGATTACCGTCAAGGGAATGAGCTAGATAGAGCAACTGCATGGTTAGATGCGAAAGGTCTTAAATACTACTATACAAAAGAATAGTTTTATGAATAAAAAATACTATCTGATTCTATAGGTAGGTACTTATATATTGATTTTCATCTTTATAGATGTTAGTGTAAAGGTACCGTTTCTTATTTATCTATGAACCAGTATCTGTAGAACGAATAGATTAATTTGAAAAAATCCCCTTTTGCACCTATATGCAGAAGGGGATTTTTTTTATGAGATTTAAAATTTACTTTTAGATAATGCCTTTAATATAGGATTAACTATTTTGCTTAATAAACGGAATCCTCTAAATATAGATTGAACAATTTTCATATTATCGTCCCCCTCAAACTAAGTAAATCTTACCAATTTATTGTATAGAAACTAAAGAAGCTTCAATTATGTACCTATTAGGGGCATCCCCAATATAGTTAAATGGATAACAGGTAGTTAATGTTAACGTTGGTGTATTTTTTTCGATAATCACAGTACGATCATCTGCACCTGTAATCCAGTGTTTTTGAATTTGATATATGTATATTCTTTTATCATATTCAACTAAAATATAGTCATTTTCTTGTAAATCCGCCAATTTAGTAAATACTGTGTCACGATGTCCGCTTAAAACAGTATGTCCATTACCAGAAGGAGTAGTGGTAATATTACTAATAAACATTCCTACCCCTTTTTTTAAAGTTTTAGCATCAGCGCCCCAATAAACTTGATATTTTTGTTTGATTTTCGGTATAACCATGTAAGCAATTTGTTCTCCCATTTGATGTTGAACTTGAGAAGCTGGAATCAGTTTTTGTGATTCCGGTAATGGTTCACTAGTGTTTGTAGAATTAGATTCTTGATGTGGTAGAGTATGTTGGGATTGTTCTTTGTTTGATTCGTTTTTGGCATCTTTTTTCTCATTAGTGACAGGATGTATATTTTGATATTGTTGAATTTCAGTGCTTGTTAAGGATTCAACTGTTTTTCTCGCATCATACCAATCTATAAAGTAATAAACAAAGGCCAAAGACCCTATAGTAATTAGTATAACCCCCAACCAATCAATTTTTTTCAAGATTATCACTCCATATTAAAAACGACAGGATATTCCTGCCGTTTTAAGTATTAGTTTAAGCATTCGTTTTTTTACGACGGAATACAATGATTGAACCAACTAATACTAAAGCAGCACTTGCAAGCATCATTGTAACACCGTTAGATGCTGTATTAGGTAATTTTTCGCCTTGTTTTTTTGTTTCAGCCTTTACAGCTGTTTGTTCAGTTTGTTGTTTATTATTGGTTACTTGGTTATTTTGTTGTGTATTTTCCTGCTTAGTTTGTTCTTGGGGGTTAGTTCCTTTATTGTCTGTTGTAGTACTTGTACTTGTTTGATACGTATAATCTTCACATGGAATGCCATCTTTATCATTGTCTAAACGATGTGGATCGTTTCCAACACCATATCCGTTTTGATTCCAAAAAGCTTGAGCCTCTTGTTGATTTTTAAAATGTCCACAGTTTTTTGTGTCATTAGGACTTTTGGCTGCAAATGCAGCGGAACTATACCCGACTGTTAATAGTGTGAATGCTGTAGCTGATGCTAATAGTTTTTTCATGAGTGCTTTCATCCCCTTAAATGGTATATGTTTACATTTAAAAATTTTACATTCTTAAAGATGAAAATACAATAATAATTTGATTATATTTTCCTTTTCAATCGTTTAATGAGAAATTAGTTATAGCAGCATTATTTATAAGGAAGTTTCTATGAGAATGCCATTCGTGTATTAGATGAGATATTTTTCTCTGGTTTGGATGATCTAATAATAAGGAGGCTATTTCCTTTTGTGTTTTTAAAATACTTCTAATTAATTAGTCTTTTTCATTTGCTGTTTGACTAGTTATCACAATAGTATCCTCCTTTTTTAATAGTTATTTTTTAAAATCCTTATTGCTCTTGGCTTGGAGTTATCCCTTTGAATAAATCCTTTTTCTTCAAGTTTTAATAAGTGACTATGGATTGTAGAGGGGGAAGATATTCCTATTCCTTCACCAATTTCTCTGATAGATGGTGGATAACCGTATTCTTGTATTCGTTTCTGTAGGAAGTTTAAAATCTGAGATTGTCTTGTTGTTAATAGCATGTAATGTAATGGCTCCTTCTATATAGGAAATATTTAACTATATAATAACAAAGTATGACTTTTGAATCAAACATACGTTCTGTTAGTGCGTGAAAAAAAGTGTATATGGTAGAGAGTTAAACC